GCATAAGCCTTGTACTCATCACGAGCGATAAGTGCTTCTAGCTCACGAGACCCAATGATGCGTCCTTGGAACACACGAGAGGCACGCAGTACAATATAGCGACGAGCTGGTTCTGGTAGAGAGTCCCACTCTAGGAGACGTGTTTGGTTCACTTTGAGATCCTTGGTGAACACTGTGGTGTTATTGGAACGATCAAAGAGACTTAAACCACGCTGTACGACGTCTATTGAAGTGTCGATAGGGTCTAGCTCAAGGATGTCCTCTGAGAGAGTTATAGTGCCGTCCCCAGCAGGGCTCAGGGTGACGTTTACTTCTGTGTTGAATTGCCATCCGTCTGACTGAACTGCGCGGCTAATCTCATCAAGAGCAGAGATAGCGGTAGCAGCGGAAACAGGGAGTGCGTTGGTGTTGCTGATGCTGTTCACAGGTGACTCACCGATGTGTCCTAGCATAGAGTTTACTGCTTCTAGTTTAGATGTCAGAGTTGGCATATTATTTTATAAAGTTAAAATGGTTAAAAAGAGCCCCAAGGGGATTGTCCCAAGGGGCTCAATGATTAATTGGTATTACTTACGCAGGGAGAACCTTAACGGCACACTCAGGACGTAAAGCACCGTGTCCCATTGCATATTTAGCAACGAACAGAGTACCTTGGCGTTGGATCTGGTACTCAGACTCAGTTGCCAAATCAAGCAACTTAACAGTACCGATAGCTTCCTTAGTACCTGCAAGGAATCCCTTGGCAGATGCTGTACCGCTAAGACCAGAGAAGTCACCATTGTAGCCAGCGCCGCTAGCACCGAACACGTCATTGTTTGCAGCACCGTCATCAGTTGCAACAGCAGAAGCGTCACCGAGATTGATAACACTGTCGAGGTGGTTGCTCTTGAAGAGGTTGATACCAGCGACCTGAGCGATCTTACCAGTTGCAACATTACCTACACCACCAGTGTCACGATTGATCGCAACGTTGTCGGAAGTGAGGAGAGTGTAGTACTGAGAAGGAGTCAGGATAGCGAAACGACCTTCGTCTGGAGCGTCTTTCTCGTCAAGCGAGCGAGCAACAGCGTAGAGCGAGTCAACAAGACCAGCAGCAGTGTCTGTAGTAGCACCAGAGATGCTTGTACCACCGTTACCACCGATAGGCGATGTACCACCAGCAGCAGCGAAGAGAGTCTTCATTGTTGCGATGTCGAAGCGCTTAGCAAGAGCCTTACCGAGTTCCTTAGCGTAGATGCTACGGACGTCGTAGTGGTTCTTAAGCTCATCGATATTGGCGATGAATGTCGAAGCAATCAGAACGTCATCGATGTTGATGGTGCGCTCAGCGTGCTTGATGGTTGATAGGTAGCTGTTAGAGCTGTCCACGATGTCTTCACCAACAGTGTGGTATTTAGCATCAGCGACACCCGTAACAGGGAACTGAGCTGTCTTACCAGACGAGATGGTGCGGACCATGTGCAGGTCTTTCATGATGTTCTGCTCCTCGAAGGTCGTCAGGATTTCTCCCGAGAACACTTTGAGAAAGAGACTATTAACGTCTCCAGAACCATTTACTTGTCCCAAACGGGACGGACTTGTATTAGCCATTATATTATTTCTATTTTTGAGTTAGTTTACTTAGCGTAGCTCCCAGAGTGGGGACTACAGTTGGTTGTTCTTACTCACTTGGTTCGCCGCTAGGTTATCCTCCTCGGAGGGCAAAGCTGTTACTTCTTGCGGATGGGAACGAAATTGGTTGATGATAGGCAGAGCCCTTGCTCGATACCTATTTAGGTTGATTTGCTTCTGGTCAGCTTGTGGGTTCTCTACGCGCTTCCATGCACTACCTCCGCCATTCCAGATAAACAGCATGTGGTCAGCCGTAGGTGTAACCCCAGAGGCTTTAATGTGCTTTGCGTAGTGCTTCAGGACAGCGTAGGCGACCATCTCCCCGAACGCGGGGTCAAATACGTCCGTATGGGAGGCTTTAGAACCCGTTATACGGTTGTAATCATCTACCATTACCTTGTGTATCTGGTAGTGACCATAAGCAGCCCCGTTGTCGCCCACTACATCGTGAGGACTATCAGGGTAGACTTCCCACTTGGGGATTAACTTAACGAAGTCTTTAAGTGTTATTGAGGTGTCCGCTTGGCAGCACCCGAACAACAAAAGGGATGAAAGTATTAGTTTAATTAACACTGTTTTCTAGGTCATTCACGTAGTCGAGGATGTCCCCGATGGTTTCCCGTTCAGAGGAGCTAAACTCGTGTTGGTCTAGCTCCTCGATGAACTCAGGAATCCTGCTCTCTCTTAGCGTCACGCACCCACTCATTAATACGAGTGCTGTGCTCACGGTGACGACGAGTTGCAAGTTCTTTAACATATTCGGTTCGTATCTTCAGAAACATAGCCCCGATCTTAGGGAACGCTATTAGTAACTGAACGATTGTGGTAATCATTTATCTTTAGCTTTACCTACGTTAAGAGCGACCCAGTCGAGAACCTTGTAAGCTTTAGCCACGATGGAGTCATCTTTAGGAGTAGGAGTAAGAGCAGCTACAGCAGAAGCAGCAGCTACGACAGCCGAAACAGCAAACAGAATACTGTCTACGTTGGCTACTAGGTATGAGATAATTTCTTTCATATTAATTTACTTTATTGGTTTAAAAGATTGAGGAAACAGACATCCGCTTCTCGACTTGTTCACGATAAGCTGGATCACTGGCATAACGAGGATCACGCATAGCTTCAGTAACTTGAGCAGTAGAACCAAATGGCTTTACACCTGCGTCACCCGAAGTGGATCCTTGGACAAGAGCAGGGCCTTTACCACCAGCAGCTTGGAACTGAGCGTACAGTCCTTTAACAGCTACACGGGCTTGCTCTACTGAGTTGCCTTCTACGATGTCATTAAAGGCATCAAGGTCGCCATCAGCAAGGTTCTCAGAAGCCCACTCAGCCATAGCCTCATAGTTACCAGCACCACCAATAGATTCTTGGATGGTAGCAGCTTGCTGTACTGACATAGCTTGTTGACCAGCGATATATTGCTCAACGAACTCGCGGGGTAATCCAGCAGCTTCTAGAGCGTCAAAGGTCTTGTCAGATAATTCACCAGCCTCAGCGAACTCATTACGAGCTGCATCAATAGCACCTGTAGTTGCCTCTGGAGCTGAAGATTCTTCTGCCTTAGCTGACTCTTTCTTCTCAGCCTTTGGCTTGGACATCTTCTGTTGAAGAGCTTTGTAAGCCTTAGCCATTTCTTCAGGGCTCTCGAACTTCTCATCAAGCCACTCAGGGCGTTCTTCAGTAGGCTCTTCGTCTACTTTGAGCTGCTCTTCGATAGTTTCCTTGCCCTCTTTTGGGTCTGCTTCAAGCGTTTGGTTACGCTGGTTAGCCGCTTCTTCTTGCATAGCAGCTTGTTTTTCGAGGGAGATATTCTCTTCCTCATTTACTTCATTGATCTGTACTTGATGTAGGTCAGCCATATTCTAGTTTATTATTCCTCTACGGGAGCTTGTTCTTGTTGTACTTTCGCTTGGTCAGAAATAGCTTTGATACCACTTGGGCCTAGCTTCTCTGCCATCTGCATTTGTTGGGCTTGTTGGGCTTCTTGAGCCATTTGTTCGTCGGTCTTAACCAACCCGTCAGTCTTAATGCCGAGGGATGTAGCACGACGTTTAAAGTATTCTCCGACGCTCACATATTGAGCTACGGCTTCAGGGCCTACGATCTGAGCAGCGCCAGCTAGGAACATATCCAGCTTCTGTAGATCGTGACCACGACCAAGTGCTTCTACACCTGTGATGATAACAGGATTGATGATGTCCTTGGGTAGCTTAGGAAGCTTCTTCTTCTTACGCATCACTTCCATGAGGCGATTAACCATAGGCATCTGAAGCTCCACTGAGAGCAACGAGTAAAGACCACCGATAGCGACCTCTAGCTCTTGGCCTAACATACGGATCTCTTCAGCAGTGACACGCTCAGCGTTACGAACAACACCTGATGTCAACAGGAAGGCGTGACCAAGACGCTCTTCGATCTTAACGATGCTCTCTTGGACTACTCGGAAGTCATTAAACTTGTCGAGCTGGAGAACGGACACATCAGCAGCATTACCTTGAGCGATAGCACCGTTGGGTGATTCAGCCAGTGTCTTAGCGCGTGTTGTGCCGTTGGGATTTACGAGGAAGAGAACCTTAGCGGCGGCTGCTGAGCCTTCTACAAGAGCTCTTTGGAGGCTCTCAAGGGATTGCAGGTCGCCTAGGTACTCTTCAACGTATCCTCGTCCATAGTCCTCACCGTCGATGCGGGAGAAGCGGAGTGGGATAAAGGGGTTCTTGTCTAGTGGGTAGAAGCCTTCACTATCAGGGATAAGGTTGCCATTGATCTCTTGCCATACCTTCCAGCCATTCTCCTTGCGGCAAACAGCAGTGAATAGGTTGACGTCGTTGTCAGCTCCTTCACCATCAGCGTTACCAGCAATGTCTTTCATCTCTTGAGAGAGGGACATATAGGATAACTGTTCTTTGGTGCAGATGTAGAGAATGTTACCCATTGGGTCACGCTCCACTGTAAAACGATCAAGATGGAACACACGCATGCCGCCCTCTTCAGGAAGGTAGATAAGGGCATTACCTGTGATGATAAGATGCTTTAGGGCTTCATGGAGAGCAGTGCGATATGTCTCACGGCTAATCTCATCCATGACGGACTCTTCAACTTGCTGGAGGGACTTCTCGATCTCAGAGATTAACTCTGGTGGAGCGCCTTCTTGTTCAAGTCCGTGGTTGTCTACGTTGAGACGAAAGAAAGGGGCATTGGGTGGAAGGAGTGCTAGTAGTAATTTAGAAGCGAGGTTATTCACTCCGCGAGCCCCAATGCCTTGAAAGGGTGTTTCTAGGCGGCTATGTGCGCCGAAACCTTCCTCAGTCATAATGTAAGGAAGGGTAAGTTTGGAACACTGGCGAGCACGATCTACGTATTGGTATCGCTTACCTTCCAGTTTGGAGTAGAGTGCTTGAGCTGTTTCAGTATTCATATATTGTCTTTATAAAATAAACCCTTGCTCGAACGGGGGCTTCCTTCTGTTGGGCGCAAATCTAACCGATTGGGGTTAAGGAGCTCTCTACAGAACGAGCAAGGGGTAAAGGGTTGTTAAATGTTATCTTCGATAGTGTCGGGAATTAGGTAGCTGTCAACAACAGACGATTCTTCAAGACCGTCCAAGTCGTAAGCGGAGACATCCAATGCCCACTTGCCGTCAGCAGTAGGGACTGGCTTAGTCAACCAGCGTGTTCCTTTGCCTTCAGTCCAGTAAGCGAATTGATGATACTTGCCTTCTTCGTCGGCTCGCTCTAGGGCAGCTTCTTCAGTTGTGTAGATTAAATACATTAGTAGATGTCGTATTGATTGTTAATGTTGGTTTCGATAGCTTCACGGTTGGCTGACTGGTCGGAGGGGTAGTAGATGACCTCGGACAGGAAGGTTTCTACAGTTGTTTCTCCTAGGTCAAATAATCGACAATTTGCCCCTGTTAAAGTTGCTGTGTTTACCTCGGTAGCATCATCGCTAGAATCAGCTAAAGAGCCGCCAGTGTATAATAAATTGTTACCTGTGCTTAATGCTGGATTGCCGATGTTTGTTAATATTTGCGCTGCTTTTGTTTCAGCGTAACTGAGATCTATATTCCCACCCGTCCCCGAATAACTAGGAGTAGAGCAGTGGATTTGACCGCCAGTTCTGTGCACAGACCATAAAGGTTTTCTTTCGCTAGATGCACCACCAGATCCGCTCGATTCAAATTTAATAACATCATTAAAGTCATCATTGCCTAGGGTCTGGTCTGGCAAATCTAGGGCAGCAAACAGTGAGTAACTGCCATCGGAAGACAGCATAGGAGCGCTTGATGGTAGGTCTAACTTTGAAGCTTTACCGTTAATTGCCACCTTGCCGTCATTGTCAGTAACGAGAACACCAGCATCTACAATCTTAGGCTGAGAGGTTGATGTTGCTTGAACTGCGTCGTTGGTATTGCCGCTTTGGTCATACCAAGTCGACACGAAGCCGTCAACAGA